AAGGAAGATCAGGGAGATGGAAGAAGCGAATGCGGACCGTTCCGGGGTAAAAGGCTCCGGTGATGAGGTCAAGGACTCGCGGGCCGCTCCTAAAACTACCCCATGACTGATCGCGTTGAATCTAAAGGGAGTGACATGGAATTTCTGCCTTTCCAGAAGATCCCCCGGCTGAGCCGGGAGTGCGTCGTCACCGAAAAGCTCGACGGCACGAACGCGAGCGTCTACATCGGCGACAGCGGAGAGTTTCTTACCGGGTCGCGTACTCGCTGGATCACGCCCGAGGACGACAACTACGGCTTCGCTCGGTGGGCGCAGGAGAACAAGGACGAACTGCTCAAGCTCGGGCCGGGGCACCACTTCGGAGAATGGTGGGGCGCTGGCGTGCAAAGGCGCTACGGGCTTGCGGAGAAGCGCTTCAGCCTGTTCAACACCCACAGGTGGAGCGATGAGCTAGGCGCTCGCCCCGCGTGCTGCCACGTCGTTCCTGTGCTGTACCAGGGGCCGTTTACGACCTACTTTGTCGAGGAAACGCTCAAGGCGCTGGCAGAGATTGGAAGCAAGGCAGCGCCTGGGTTCATGGACCCCGAGGGCATCATCGTCTATCACGCGGCATCTGGCGCGCTGTTCAAGAAAACGGTCAAGGGAGACGAGGAAGGCAAGCACGCCGAAGCGCACCCGCCGCGACCGAAAGAGCCGCGCCCGCCGAAAGACCCATCGAAGGGCGGGCGGCGCGTCGCGCAGTTGCCCTACGAAGGACCGGACAAACGGAAGGTGCGCGTGCTGGAGCCACAGACATGAATTGCACGGAAACGGCGAGAAAATTCCTCTGCGTCGAGGACGACCTCGGGAACATCAGCGGCAGGTGCAAGGTGCAATGCGCCGAGTGCCGCGATCTTGAGGAACACGAAGCCTCCGGCATCCCGCCAGAGGACGACGGCGAGGATACGAATGTGGAGGACAGCTATGCGCGATGATCAACGCGATGCCACATCGCGTTTACTGAAGTTCGTAGCCGATGCGTTTGTAGCTACGCCGGACATGGCTAGTTCGGATCGTTTCGACGCCTTCAATGAGATCAAGGCGCGACTATCGGAGACGGTGTGCCCCAAGTGCGGCATCTCGGCCAAGAGTTACTTCGCGTGCGGTGGTCGTCCTGACTGTCCGAATCCATCCCAGGCCACGCCATCTGCCACACGAGAAAGCGTGGAGGAGATCGCCGCTACTGCCTGGGCGAAGTCTCCGCTGTCGCAAGGACTATCCCACGATAAGCACTCCGAGTCGAGCAAGCAGTCGAGCATCGAATCGAAGGCTGCGGCGTGGGACAAGATCATGGAGCGGCTGACCGAACTGACCGGCAGCGAGGACTGGCTTTGCAACCGCGATCTGAACGGCACGCAATGCGCCATCGCCGTCATTGATCGTTTCGCCGCGTCCGCAACACGCACGCTCATGACCGACGAGGATGTGATGCTGCGCCAGCAGGAGCGTATCGAGGTCTTGGAGGGCGAGCTGAGGAACATCGTCAACGCGGAGCGCTTCAACCGTGAGCGGTTCCGCAATGACACGGAGTTTGCAGACTGGGCGGTAAGCAGATGCCGCCACAAGCTACCCGGATACGGTAGGGGGTAAGTCGTGAAACCCCAGCCGTGGCTGAAGCCGAAGAAGAGACAACCGCCGCCTTGGTGGATTTTTCCGCCGAGCGACATAGGGGGTAAAGGATGAATGTCCAGATGTGGACCGCGATCCGCGAATACGTCGCCGCCGAGATCGAGTTGTCGCACGTCCGGCGCAACCGCGAGCGCGTCAGGTGCGCGGCCTATATCGACAACCGGGACATTCAGCTGAAGGCGTCCGACGAGCGCATCGCAGAACTTGAGGCGCAATCGACTCGGATGGATTCCGAGGTTCGGCGGCTGTTCGACTCGTCGAGTGGAGATTCGCGTTGATTGATACCCGCTGTCTGCTCCAAGAATTTCACACCCTCGTCAGCGAGTATGCCGACAAGCTGCCCATGACCACGATGTACCGCGACAGCCTGATCCGCCGCATCGAGGCCGAGCTACAAGCTACGCCACCGGAAGTAGTAGCGCCTGAGGATGTGCGCGACGACATCCGCGACATCCTGGCGGAAGGTCTTGACGACCACTGGCGCACGTACCCGAAGCACATGGCTACGATTGCCCGCGTTCATACGTGGCTATCCCCACAACTCCTCTCTACGGAGAAGAAATGAAGCACACCGTCGAATGGATCGACCGAGGCCGCGAGCCACAGGTCTCGCCCAACCCGGACTATCCGAATGGCAAGCCGCTGCGCCTCACCGACATCGTGAAAGCGAAGGTGAAGCACTGCAAGGTGGACGTGCCATATCCGGCGAAGCGCTGCGGCGTATACGTCATCAAGTGCAAGCAGTGCGGCCTGAGCGTCGGCGTGACGACCGCCGGGCGACCGGATGATCCTACCTACGTCGAACTCGCCTGCGGGCAAGACACGGCTCTACAGCTCGCCGGGCGCGGCATGGAGCCGTACATCCAGGATGGTCAGGTATCGGTCGGCCAAAGCACAATCGACGATGAAGGCCGCGTCATACCACGCGAACCTCAGAACGGCGAAAGATGAACAACCAATCACTCTACATAGTCGTCCGGCTTGCAGCAGAGGGTTCCGACTGGAAGCGCGACCAGGGGGAGACTCTTTCGGCGTGGGCTGAACGAACCCTGCGCCACAATCCGGAGATGGTGATGGTGCCGAGATCCGATCTGGAGTGGATGGTTACGAGATATGAACCTGGACACATCTCCACCATAGAAGCGGCTGACTATGGCTACTCGGCGTACAGCCATGTTCGCAAGTGGCTAGCCGACCACAAGCAACGCGCCTGAGTTCCTTAGTTGCAGTTCCCACAGTTCGCGGTATTTCGCTAGTTCCCGGTCGCCGGCTTCAAGGATTGCAGTAACTCGGCTTTCGACTTCTGCCAGGAATCGAGCATTGGCGTCGGGCTGGCTAGGACTTCCGGTGCAGGAGCCAAGGCTTGGGGCGGCGCTGGATAGGGAGGGCACTGGACTGCTACCGGCACTGGTGCGCAGGACGCGATAGCGAGCGTTAAGAGCATCGTAGCGGGTCTGTAGGTCACTGAGTACCTCCTGAGCGTTCTTGGCCTTCCTAGCCTCATCCTGAGCAGCCGCAACCTTGGCCTTGGCCGCTTCGGATTCCACATCCGCCCGGAATTGGGCGAGATCGGTCTGCGCTTGCTGCTTCTCTAGATTCTGGACCTTGGCGTAGATGCCAGTAGCGACAAGGGCGGCTCCGAGCCACACGCGAAGGTCTAGGAGTAGCGCCCAAGGCATCAGGCGACCACCAGATCACGGTCGGCAGATACCCAAATCTTCTCGCGGACTGTTCGCGGCATGATGATGCACCCCTCGGATGCCGTCCCCGGATGGACTACCGAGTCGCCATGAATCAGGAAGCCTGAGCGTCCGAACATCTCATTTGCCGGGTCTGGCGTGAGGTGCAGCACATAGGGGCCGTGCGTCTTTGTATCGCTCGGCTCGCCTATCGTGTATTGCCCGACTGGAATTGGGCCGATGTTGTGAACGTCCTGCTGAGCGGGATTATTCTTTCCCTCGCCAGCTCCAGAATATCCTTCAGCCACATTCTCGCCATCGTGGGCTAGCCAGCCGGTTGCTTGCGCGTAACGCCAAGTCATTTATGACCAATCGTAGGATTCGGCACATATCCGACGAAGAGGCTCAAAAGCCAGATCACGAGCACGATCACGACCGCGACGTTAAGGATCGACTTCACTTGCGCCTGCATGGGAATGAAAGAATTGATCGCCCAGAGCACGACGCCGACGATGACGAGAATGATGATGAGCGAGAAAAGGTCCATGTTTATTTCTCCAGTCTCCCTTGGTTTCCCATTACCCCATCCTTGCCCGAAACATGAAAGCGATTGCCGCTGCCTGAAGCGCCATGTACGGAGTCGCTACAGCCGCGATGATGGCCGCAGCTTCTACACCGGACTTCTCGACATGCGTTTCTGCGTAGGTCATAGACCATGCGACAATTTCGATGGTGCCGTAGAGAATGGCGAGCGCGACGAATCGCTCGAAAATCTGTCTCTTGTCGATCCATTCCCACGTCTCAGACGCCCGCACGGCAAGCCAGCACATCACTCGCGGCCATCCTGTGGCATCTGTGGCGCGACGGTGCTTGAGGACGGTCATTTCCAGAACTGGAGTGCGGCTCTAGCCCCATGCCAAAGCGATAGGCCGGCAGCACCAGTCACAGCCCCCCATTTAGTGAGACTCCCAACCACCTTGAAGGCCGAAAGTAGTTCCCGCACTTCCTCGGTCACTTCCGTGCTAGCGGCGACTGCATTCTTCAGTTTCTCCAAGCAATCGTGCTGATGCGTGAGTTGCCCGATGACGTATTCCTGATTGCTCAGAATCGTGGCATGGTCAGCCAGCACCGTTAGTATCTGTCGGTCCATCTCGCGTCGATCATGGCTCAATCGTCCCTGCCTCTGCGGTCGAACCATCCGAGCGTCGCCGCGCGCAGCGTGCAGTTTGCGTCCGAGGCAAGGGCGCGCGTGCGAACTTGCGCAGAGGTACTGGTTCGCGTCGTGATCTGATCGCCGCCATTCGCCGCATTACCGGCCGCAATGGCAATCGCCGCGAGGTTGTTCGTCAATGGCGCGGCGGTGAGGCTCGCCGCCTCGTCGGCTTGATCGAGCGAACTGACGTATATGCCGAAACTGACCGCGTTTGATGCGTTGGTCGGTTGCCAGTTAACGACAGCCATGACCTTCACGCCAGTTGGTACGGAAAGCGTGCGAGATACAGCGCCCGTCCCTGGGTTATTCGCGTTCACATCGAGGATAGACGCGGACCAGAGGAATTCGTCTCCGTTCTGGCTGAATAGCAGCCAGTGAGCGGAGCCGTCAGTGAGGCCGGCTCCGATGCGCCGCTTGAAGATGTAGTTCGCCGGCATCGTCGGTGCGGTTGCCGACAGGCTGCAAAGAACGTCGACCACGCCGGTATCGGGGCGCATGATGAGGAAGAAGTGATACCACGTCGCATTGGCGATGACTCCGGTATCGAGGCCACCGGCAGCTGTACCGACAGACCATGAGCCGGTCGTCTTGGCGAGGCCGGATACGAGCGCCAGCATGATCGTGTTAGTGCTTTCCGTGGCGGAACCTGCGGCGATGCTCATCGTCGCCGAGCCGCCTGCGGTACTGAGAGCGCATCCCGCGAGGTAGGAGCGCGGCGGCATGAACGACATGCCGTTGCCGCGAGCGAAGGCGAGGACGCGCACGATGCTCGAAGCCTCGCCTCGCACGATGGCAGTGTCGCCAGCTATCGTGGTGATCGTGGTCTGCGAGACGAAGCCGAGGATCGAGGGGTTGCTTGAGATGCCCAGAGACGCTGCGAACTCAAGGGAGCGCACGCGCCCTGGTGCCAGCGTCACAGCGGTGATCGCGGTCGTGCCGAGAACCGAGGCGTAATCTCCTGTCAGGTTGTCGAGGTTCAGCGTCGCCGCCGAGGTGACGGAAGCCGCCGAGACTCCGGCGACCATGTAGCCATTGCCGACGATGTTTAGCTGCGTGCCGTCATCTTCGAGAAGTAGCGGGATGCCTGCTCGAATCTCGCCGCCCGTCAGCGCCTGGCCGTTCAAGAAGATGTTGCGCGAGGTGAGGGCGGAAGAGCCGGAAGGTGTGAGAACGATGGCGGTCGCGCCCGTGTTCTGCGTGGACGGCACGATGCGGAACACTTGGCGAATCGCATAAGCCGTAACAGTCGCCGGGATAGCGCCTGTGATTGCATTCGCCGTACCGGCCACGCTGGTGACGGGAATGAAGCCCAGAGCTGCCGCCGTACTATCTGCGCTTATCGGGGCGCTCGGATCGCCGATGCCGTAGAGGTTGTCATACGTGGCAATGGAGTTGCCGAGGCTATCGGTCAACTCGAATTTGTAGGACTGGGAAGCGATGAGCCATATCTCGCTCGGCGTCCTGCCGTCCGAATTTAGCTGGATCGGATTCGCGTTCTGGACGTTGCCGATATTCGTGGTGTAGGTCGCGGTCGGCGTCGTGGAGCCTGCGGCATAGGTGTTGAGGAAGCCGCCATTCAGGACGAGACCGCCGGAGGTGAAGAATTGGAATCCGTTCCCGATTGGCGAGAGGTATACGGTCGCCATCTATTTCACCACTCGAAGCGGCGCGCGGCGCTTGGCCGGCTCTTGATATTCGAGGCCCGCGCCTGGTTTCAGTATTTCGTAGACCTCATCGTCGTCATCTTGGAAGCGCTCGGTGATGAGGTAGCGATACTTCACGGCCATGATGACGATCAAGATGTAGATCACTTGGCGATGTCCTTTAGCCGAATCCCGGCTCCTGACTGGAGAACATTCTCCAGCTCACGCTGTTCCATGTAGCGCCCTCCCAAGCGGCGAATCCATGTGCCCATCGGCACGCCGTGCGCTGCGACGTTGACCGCGCCCTCGACGCCGCTCTTTGCGTGCTCGGCAATAGCCGCCGTCATGGTATTCGATGTATTCACGTAAGACCCGCGCGGCTGCTCCTGCGTCCAGCGTGAGACGCGCCCAAGGCGCTCGACCTGCTGGCCGTGTTCTGGATCGAAGATGACGCCTAGCTTCGGGCGTACCTGCTCCAACGCCTTGTTGTATCCAGCCTGGCTGAAGTTGCCGCTATCGTTGTCGAGAATCCCGGCGCTGCGCTTCAGTCGATCAAGCGTCCCTGCGGCCATCGCTTGCTGCGCGGTAGGATCGTGGGCGAGGTTGCGCTTCATCATCTCTACGTTCTTCAGGTCTGCGCCGATGACGTGCTTGTCGATGAACTTATCCGCAGACGCTTTCCCAGACACTACTGCCTTATAAGCAGGGTCAGATTCGATAGCGGCGAAGCGATCACGGGCCGCAGCCCTCGCCGTATCTGCGAGCTGCTTCAGCCCTTGGGCTTCCGGCAGTAGCGGCATGTCTTCGAGCGCTTGCCTGATGACACCAGCCGCCGCGCGCTCGTTGCCGTCCGCAGTTTGCGAGCGCTGGATGCGGGCAAGGTTCGTTCGCAGGGACTCGAAGTTCTCGAAGCTCATCGTGTTGCCGAGGCGGTCCATGGTCTTGCGCACAGCGCCTGGAACGTGATCGAAGAGAAGTCCCTTGTGCAGCGCCTCGTCTGCAGCGGTCACGAATGCCTTCGCGTCGATGGGGAACTCGCCGCCGTTCGCTTCGCGGAGCGCCTGATAGCTCTTCGTGATGGCGGCATTGGCCGCTGCGTCTTTAGTCTTATAGGCGTCGATGATGATGTTACCGATCTCCGGCGCTGTGCGGACGTAGACATCCGGTGCGGCTGCTTCGCGGATCGCGTTCGTGTTGGCGATGAGTGCCTTGTTCTGCTCGTCGATGCGGGCGACGATCTGCGGCTGCTTGCCGCGTAAATTCTGCTCGGTCGAGATGAGCACCGGGTCTTGCGACGCTTGGCCGCGCATGAGATGGACTGGGACGGGCAGAGATTCGGCCTCGACGTGGCGCTCCAGCACCGCCGGGTTGACGCGCCCCGGCCCTAGCTTCTGGACGAGCGCCTGCGTTTCTGGTGATGCGCGCTGGGCGAGAGCCGCCACCTGTTCTGCTGGAGTCGCCCCGGCAGCGCCTACGCTCGCCAGTTGGCGCGGTGCAGCAATAGTGGGGCGCACAGTTGCGGCAGGCTTCGCAGCCCGAGGCCCGGCCATGACCCCAGCAAGCGATACGCCCTCGACGGGGCCAAGACCGGCGAGCTTCGAGGTATCCAGCGCCTTGGCGATGTCGCCTACTGCTTCCTGGCCTTCCTCACCCCTCGGCTGGTAGGTCAGGTACTGGGCTACCTCTGCGGCTCTGGCAGAGGCTTCCCTGCCGCCCTCGGCTGTGCCGAACTTGCCGCCGGTCAGCCCACGGTAAAGCCCTGCGGCAGCACCTATGGGAGCCGCTACCGCGCCCGTGGCTAGCGTTCCGAGCGCTTCCAGCCCTCCGACATGCTGCGCGCCAAGACGCGCTAGGAACGGCTTGGAAGGCTTCGGCTCGGCTGTGCTCCGTTCTACGGAATCTGGCACCCATCGAGGGTCTTTCTCCTGCGGCCCCGTCAGGAAGTTGACAGCCTCGGATGGACTGAAGCCGGTGTCAGCGACAGGTTCACCCTTCACCCCGAGGACATCGGCGGCGGCGTCGTACATGCCGGCCATCTACAGCCCGCCCTGCTTGACCAGCGTTTCCATGTTCTTCAGCTTCGCGGCGAGCATGTGCGCCCCGGCTGAGTTCTTCCCGCCCACGGCCTTGACGATCTTATCGACCTCGGCCTTGTCCTTCGACTGGATCGCGTTATGCAGCATGATCGCTTGCGGGTCGAAGTTCTGCGACCAGGCGTTCTGGAAGTCGCGCACAGCGAGCACGTTCCCGCCGTTCTGTTTGATGGCCTTCTCCATCCCACGGTTGAAGAGGTCGACGCCGGTCGCTAGAGCATCGTTCACCTTGGCGGTCGAGATGATCGCGTCCGGTGTCCACTTGGTGGAACCGCTGGCCTGCTCCGCGATGGCCCGCGCCTGATCGGTTCCAGCCCCCATCGCGCTCGCGTTTGCCTGCGCCTGCAGCGCCATGAAGTGGCCGAGGCGCTGCATGTTCCCGGCGTGATCTCCGGGGAGCATCTGCACGCCGACTGCGGAGCCAAGTTTCGTCAGCGCTTCGCCACCAGTACCGGCGAGCGCTTCCGGGGCGAGCGCCATGATCTGCTTGTTGTTGAAGCGCTGCTCTGGCACCTTGGCTGCGGCCTGATTAACGGCGCTTCGCTGCTGCGTGAGGATAGGTATGGCCTGCGGATCTCCGGGCTGCAAATTGGGCACGCCGCCGCCAACCGGCGCTTGCGATACGTCTGTGACGCGCCCGGTGATGTCCTTCTTCGTCACCATCGGCGACTGCGTTACCGGGTTGATGCTCGCTTGCTCGCGCTCGCCGACAGGTAGCGTGGCAGCGATGGACGCATCCTGCCCCATTGCTTTCGCCACGGGGCTGACCTGCTCGTACGTCCCGCCGGTCGCAAGGTATTGCCCGGTCTTCGCACCAGTCTGTTCTGCAACGCTCGTCGTCGCCTGCGCGAATCTGTAGGCCGCTTCCTTCAATGCTGCTGGACCTTGCTTCGCTGCGGCCGTGAGTTGGCGCGCAGCGACCTTGCCCCAATCGCTCAAACCCGGATTTCCCTCAACAGCCGAGTTAATAATCCCAAGTTGCTTGTCAAGCGGCAGTTCGGCACCAGCCGATACGGTTCTTCCGATAGCGGCTCGCTGAGACTCGTTCAGGTTCTGCAGGTTCTGCCGCGCCGCGACGTTCTCGACATGCGCTGCGGCGAAGTGTTTCACGAATTCTGTGCCATACTTCTGCGAGAGTTTGTTAGCGTCAGTGAGCATCCGGTTGAGATCAGGCTCGCCACTTTTAGTTTTGTAGTCCTCAAGCCGCTTGGAAAATTCCTGCAAGCGCAGCCGCTCTTGCAAGTCCATGCGCTCCTGTTGCGCCGCCATGCCGCCGCGTTGGATATCGATCTTTCCCTTCTGCAGATTCTGCGCTTGGTTCGCGGCATTCATCACGCTGCTCAAGCTCTGCATCGCATCCGGCGGGCGAATTCCTAGGGCGACTGGTTCAGGCATGTCTATTCACCGCCTAGGACTGCGGTGTTATCGGTGCTGGGACTCTTGGACATCTGCGAAAGCGCGTACCAACTGCCGGCGTTGTTCAGTCCCCCGGCAATGGCATTGGCTGAGCCGATTCTGCCTGCTGCAGCAGAGGCTCCGGCATTCATCATGGAATTAGCAATTCCGCCTGACATTGATGCTCCTGCTTGCGCCGACGTATTGTTCGCGGTCTGCCCCAGACCGGCAATGCTCGCAAGGCGGTTGAAGATGTTCGTTTGCTGAGAGCTGAAAATGTCATACGCCTGCCCATAGCCTTGCCCGGCAGCGCCAACGGAATAATCGACAAGGCCGCGCATCGTATTTCCGCTCTGCAGTCCGCCGCGCGAGTTCATGAAGTTCGCTGTCTGCCCCAAGCCCTGGTTGAGCATAAATTGATAGTTGGGCGACAGATACATATCCGGCGCGCTGAATTGCTGGGTGAGAAACCCGGACGGCATCCCACCGTCTGGCTGGTCTTGGGTGCCTTGCGTTGGCGGTGGTTTTTGACCAGTGGACTGCATCCAATTAGGAACCGAGATTTCGGTCGGAGGTCCGATCTGGTTGTCTATATTCGACTGCGTACTCCGCGCCCAACCTTCGTAGGCCGTCCGCTGGTCTGGGCTTAGTTGTTCTGGCGTCGCTGCGGAGAAGTTATCCGCAGGCTTTTGCGCAGGCTTTAGTCCAAGCCCCGTGCTCAACATCCCGAGCGCGGAAACGCCAGCTTCTCTATAGGGAAGACCCTGCGCATTGAGCGTATTGAAGATACGCATCTGCGCGTCTGTAGCGTTATTCGCGGCCTGCGCTTGCTGCTCTGCTGCAGCCTTAGCCGCTTCAGACTGCATGTAGCCAGTGATCAGGCTGGTCGCCATCTGACCAGCGGCTGCGTATCCCATGCCCATTTATCGCGTCTCCAGTTTTGCGTAATCGAGCACCGATGGCTCGTTAACGCCGTGCGTGTTGTGGATGCAGGCGCATACCGTGTTGTCCTCCAGCGCGAGGAACACATGCTTTCGCCCGGCGGCTATCGAAATCATCTCGCCAGTTGAGTAGTCGCCCACCTCGTTACCGTTCAGAAATAACCGGATCGCGCCGTAGGAAACGAGCGTTCCGTGTTCGTATTCGTGAGAGTGCTGCCCCATGAAGGTGCCAGCCTTGCGCGCGACGAAGACCTTCGTGTACACGCCATCGATCAGGTAATGCGCCAGCGTCTCTACGGAATAGCCGATTACCCCCTCCCGGAGCGTTATTTGCTCCAGAGAGTGAATATCGCGCGGGTTCATGCGACCGGGTAGGCAAGTCCGAACTTCACCGTCGAACCGCTCAGTTGAACATTCGTCACCCCGACGAGCGTAGTCGAGATGTCGAAGTTCGCCGTCTGCGTCGCCTTCACTGGCACCAGCACCACGCTAAGAGCAGCGTTCGTCGCAACGATGGCCGGAACTTCCGCGTAGCCAGTATTCGCTGCCACCACAGGAAGCCCGGTAATGGACGCGGCGCTGCCGTCAATCGTCACAGGAAAATCCAAGGTTGCATAAGCGAAAACCATGTTTCCTATTCTTGTGAAGTTGGCCGATACGTTTGCGAAGATAAGTCCTGCGCCGCTGTTATCTGTCGGCGTCCAGCTCCCGATTGTCTGCGGCGCGATACTAAGCATCGTCACGGCCTGGCTTACCGTGAGATCGAGAGGATTAGCCGTTCCGCCCGTGTTGTTACCCTTTAGCGTCACGGTCGCCATCTGCGCGAGTTTCGAGTTCGATACCGCATTCGCGGTAATCGTGATCGCGCCAGAGGAGACCATCACAGCATCGCCGCTCATCGTCTTGTATGCCGAAGGCAATCCCGTTGCCCCGACGATGATCTGCCCGTTCAGCCCCTGCGCGAAGTTCGTGATTGGTAGCGCGCCAGAGACTGTCGTCGTGAGATCGACTTGCGTATACCCGGCACCGCCGCCGTGCAGCACCTGATTCACGCCGCCCACGACGCCATTGCCGATGGTCGTAAAAAGGCTATTCAGGAATAGATACCACTCACGATTAACTAGGCCAGTCTTATCGACAAACGGACTCTTCGGAATCGGGATGCCGAAGTTCAATGCGCCCCCGCCGTCGCATTCAGGTTCGCCGATACGATCACGCGATACACCGGATCGGTTACGGCGACCTCGAAGATTCGATCACGCGCCCAACCAAGCCTGCGCCAGATCGCGCGATTCTTGTACTTGCCCACCTGACCTATCGAAGTCCAATGCTGGTTACTCCACGTCGAGCCGCCATCATCTGACCATGTGAGCATCGCCTGCGGGTTTGAGCCTTGCCCGCTCTGCAGCCCCACGCCTGGCTGGAACTGAATCTGCAGGTCGTGGAAGAACTGATTCTTCAAGTCCGTCGTGATATGTGGGCATCGACGGATGCACGGAATCAGCTCGTCCGCGTCCGTGTAGGTGCTCTGCGACATCGCGTACAGTCGACCGTTCTCCCAGTCACCGACGATGATTTGCCCTTGGAACACCGCACAGCAATTGGAGCGGTGCCGATGAAGATTGTTGTGTGCATCCCGGTACGCCCGGCGGTGCCAGAAGTCTGTCGCCAAGTCATAACACCAAGTCACGTCAGCGCTCGGGAATGACAGCATGTAGAACTCATGCCCAGCCTGCTGGTAGGTGTAGCCAATCGCATCCGAGACCGTGCCGTAGGTCGCAAATGCGGCTTCGACGGCATGGTTAGAAATGCGGATCGGCTGATAGCCATTCGTCCTGATCACCACGTTCTGGCCGCGCGTGTCATGCGAAAGCCACGCAGCACCCTCGCCGAGTCTCGCCACCGAGAATGGCGCGATACATCCGTGCTGCATGTTCGTGCCGGCGATCCTCTGGAACGGCACCGGGAAAAGGCCAGCATCACCCCAGACCTCGCACACGCTTTCCTTGATGAAGAACGCCTCACGGCTCACGACGATCAGGCTGACCAAGTTATCTGGCGATGAATCGGCGGATGCGAAGTTGAGCGCACCGCTGACAACCGATCCTACGTTCGTGTTCCCGAACTGCTGAGTTCCTGGGTTGTTATAGACCAAGAAGTTGTCAACGATGTCGACCTTGGTCCCACCAGTGAACGCCCCGTCCGCCGCCGCGAGCTGCGCGAATACCCCTGTCGTCAGGTCATACGAGTAGCGATTACCGCCGTCGACCAAGTACGCCGATAGGCCGTTGTCCGTCATCGATACCGGGCCGCCAGAGCTTGAAAGCGTTCCCTTCAGCGTCGCCGTGAACGATGCGTCGACCGAGTAGAAGCCGTTCCCGCATACCGCGAGCAGCGTCATGCCGCCCGGTACGGTCCACAGCGCCCGCACTGGCTGGCCTGCAGCGAGCGTACCTCTCAGCGCCAACCCCGGCGTCGGATAGAGCGCGATCACACCACGCTTATCCTGCTCGGTGATTGCCTTCGCTTTCTTGTTCGGGTCGACCTCGCAGTACCAGTTGATCAGCGCCTGATCGTCCTGATAGATGCTTGCGGCCTCATATGCCGGACCTACGAAACCGAAGTCAGGCACTAGCCGTTCAGGATCGTAAATGCCGGACCGACTACAGCGGCACCGAATGCCAATCCGATGCGCTTCTTGATGCTGGCTACCTCCTCCGGCGTAAGCTCGACCTCACTGCCTGTATGCACTTTTTGCGCGATCATGAACCGCTGGAACTTTGACTCGCCATTCTCGTCGCTGTCTTGCTCAAGAATCGCCATCATTGCCTGGATAGTGGCGTCTTTCAGCGTGAGGTCTTCCTTATCGGCCTTTTTATGTGGCTGTCCGTCTAGGTCGCATAACGCTACCGCAAAATTTATTTTCATTGTCCTATCCGAAGAGAGCGATATAGCGTGTCGTGCCGGCTGCATTTTTGACAGACGCCCATTCCAGTATCGAGATGCCGGACGATGCCGGGCCGACATTACTCACAGTCACTGTCTGGCCGTTGTTGGCCGCAATGCCGGTCGTGCCGAACTTGACCTTTCCCTCGAAGAAGTTGTCAGCAGAACCCGATGCGTAAAAGCCGAATTTCCCTGTACCGCTCGACATCTGCGAACGGAAAGCGGCAGTAAGCGGAGCGCCTGCCGTCATGTTTCCAGTGTCGTAACCAATAGCTTCAGCTGTGATCCGCGTCGCATGGCCCAGATCGCCAGTGCGAAAGCCGTACATGCTAGCGATGGTTCCGCTGCCGTCCTGCAGGTCAACGTCTCCCGCGTGATAGACGGTTGCGGTATTGATCGATCCGCCCACGCCCTCATGGGCAATGTGGAAGTCCAGAGCGCGCAGCGTCGTCACGCTCCCTACCGTGCTGCTCGAAAGCCCTAACCGCGCATACCCTTGAAGCGTTCTCGCAAAGATCGCGGTCCCTGCGGTATGACGCAGTTCCAGTTGCGGATTCAGAACTACCGTGTTGGTCGTACTCTCTGACCCTGACAACGTTACTTGCGATTGAATGCCTCGCACGTCAGCAAGCCCGTTGCCGCTGCCGCTACAGGTCGTCAGTTGCTGCCGAGCCTGAGCCGATCCTGTCACCACGCCCATTGCCCGCAACTCGGTGATATTGCTCCCGAGCACCCATGTACCGCTACTGAGCACCGCAGGAGTAATTGACGAAAGCGGTATCTGTCTCGTCACGCCAGCTTGCATGATGGCGAGAATGTCGGCCGCTGCGGTTGGCACAGCCACCGGGAGCTGGTCGAATCTCAGGCCCACAAGTCGACTCCATTCTCGGTCACTAGTGTCACGCCGTTAGGATTGCCGACGCCAGGGCTTGTCATCAAGGCATCGCCGTCATAGAGCCACGGAAACTGTGCCTGATAAGACTCGAATTGCTGGATCGCGCGTCCTGATTCGATCAACGCCTTCGCTTGCGCCTCGCTGGTGATGGGAATGTTGGTCAGTGTCTTGTAGAACAGGCCGTCGATGGAGAACACCGAGAAGCCATTCATTTTCCCCACGCTCTGCGGTAACGACATCAGCCGTTCAACCGTCTTACGAGCAGTGCGCCGTTCACCTTAAACCACTCCTCGAATTGCAGCTTTTCCGTAGGCGGTAGAAGTCCGTGCGCGATCTGCAGCGCGCTATCCTCGGTAAGTGGCACAGCGGCTCGCAGGGCGGCTTCGAGTGCGTCATGCAGGTTAATTGAAGCCTCCATGCAAGATCCAGCCTGCATCATTGCCGCGCTTCACGGTGAGCACATCATCGAAGCGCACCGTCTGCAGCGGCTGCATGTTGGTGCGCTTGATCATTGCTCGTCCCGCCGCCGCCTGCGCCATAATCATCGCCATCTGTCCCTGATCTGCTTTCCCGAACTCAGGCATCAGCAGCTCGGCAAGACCAAAGCGCATAGCTAGGTTGTATCCCTGCGGCAACGCGATGGTGTCGGTTAGGGTCGAGAACTGGTTCAGGATCGAATCGCAGTACAGGTGCATCTCCGTAACCTGATTCGGATTCGGCCAGTAGTTGAGTACGCCCATCGGGAGCGACGGCTGGTAGTACACGCAGCGCGGCCACGGCCCGGTGAGCGTCTTGATGCCGATCATCTCGTAGTCTTCGAGATTGATGACGGCGACCGGGTAATCGAGGCTACCGGCGACGGATGTCGTGACGCGCACGATGGCGCTATTGATGCGAAGCGGACGCGGAGCGAAACTCTGTAGCGTACCGCTTGCGAAGGCGTTGGGCAGGTTGAGGAAGTACGTTCCTAGCGCTCCGGTGCTATTGCCGCCGGTAGCAGTGCCGTAGGACGTGATGGCAGTGCCTGTCGTCACGCCAGTTGCATTGATCAACTGCCCGACAGAAAGCGCCCCGGACGTGATGCCAGTGACGGTGAGCGTATTCACGGCGATAGAGCCGGTAAAAACGCAGCCGACATCCGCCCCGGCTTGACCGATGGTGTAGATGTACTGCCCCGAAACAAGTTCGTGCATGACCTCCTGCACGGCGTAGACCATCATCTTCTGATTGCTCCACTGATCGAGCATGTCGTTCAGCATGACGAAGCAATCGTTAGCGGTGTCAGAATCTGGTGCCTCACCGACAGCGAGCGCTCCGATGCTTCGCAGTGCTCCCTTGATGATGTCTAGCGGCTGCGTCACTTACGCTTGCTTCTTCAGCGAGAGCGTCGGGCGCTTACCCATCAGTTTCGATAGATGATCGAAGCCTTCCTTGACCTTGGCGTCCTCTTCGGCGGCACTTCGCACGGTGACGGATTCGACCTTGCGCGCATGGATGTCGTTCCCTAGCTGCTGGAAGTCATCGTATTGCTGCGCGGACTTGTAAAGAACCTTCGGATAGTCGCTCATACGGTGATGTTTCCCACTCCTGCGAGGTAGTTGATGATCGTTCTGCGCGTTGCAGCGTCGTGCGCCCCGGCATAGCAAATAGCCTCTTTGATCTTGATGTTCGTTGGCGATGCGCCAGCATTGCTAGCGCCAATTGTTAATCCGCCTGCGTTCCCCGCTCCAGCGGCGCCAGTTGTCGGTGCGTTGTTATTGACTTGGAACACGGAAGAATTGCCATTGAACACAGCGGCCACGACGCCGTAGAAACCAACAATTAAATTCGCGTCGGTAGCTAAGTTAGTTCCTGCTGTCATTCCGATAGTCGGCGAGGCGACCCTCTGGAACACATCGCTGCTCGCCACAGTGCCGGCCGTGAGCCGGTTGCCGGCCCCCGTCCATGTCACTTGTTGCACGAGCATGTATTGCGTCGCCGGCTGATTCCAGGTAAATGTCGCTTGCAGGAAATCATCCGATCCATCGAAGAGAATCGACTTATCCGCCTGAAGTAGTGGCTGCAGCGTTCCGGTCGCTTGAACCTGATGGTTCCCGTTCCCGCTCTGATCAGCCCACCGTGAAACTCCAGTAGCGATAGTGATCCCTAAACCTAGGCGATACCACGCCACAGGTTTCAGGCCGGCGACTACGCCTGCGCCGGCAGAACCTACGTTCTGCGCGTTCCTGCGCCCCACGCCTACGTGAAGCATTACAGCCCTTCGCCGGCTGTGATCTCGAAAGCGGCCAGAGCGTCGGCCTTGACCCAGCAGTTAGGCGGCAGCACCACGGTCTCCACGCTCAAGCCCGCGAAGCCCATCGTGTTCGCCGATGGAATGTTTGCCGATGGTGCCAACACCGTAATAGCCGGCGGCGCGGAAGTCGTCGCCTGCGGAACCCAGCTCAGGTATTGCCGCGTGGAAAGAATGTTGTTCACGCGGTAACTCGTCGGCATCCCGCCGTCGCTCGTGGCGACCAAGACCGCCGTCGTGCCCACGAGAACGGTCGGGCCTGTAGGATGGAACGGGCCGTCGTACATGGCTCTAGACGGCGTTCGAGGGCATCGGACCCTCGGCGCGCAGCACGTTGATGTTGTACACCGCGCTCGCCGGAGTGAGCGCGCCAGCCGTGGCATTGGAGAATTCCAGCGTGAGCGTATTGGCCGCAGAGACGCGCGCATTGCCAATACTCAGGCCTGCGGTCTGCGCCGAGTTGCAATTCACGTCCACGAAGTCATTGACCTGCAGCCCCTGGATCGTGAAGTTCTGCTCGACTGCAGTCGATGCAGCGACCGAAACCGGCGTGAGCGTTACTTGCAGCATCCCATCGTAGAGGATATTTCCGCGACCGATGGTGCTTGAGAGCATTCCTGGCATGTCCGTTCTCCTGTTAAGCGGCTAGTTTTTCGATGGCTTCGAGCGTTGATGGGATGGGTTGCATTACCGGCATCGGCTTCAGTTCGACGGCGGCGTGCTTCTGCAGGAACTCGCAGAAGTTCCCGGTCCATGTCTTGCGGCCGATGTGAGACATGGTGACGTTAGGATCGAGCCAGAGCTTTTTTCCGAGCGCGCACCACTGCTTGCAGAAGATCAGGTCTTCTCCCCAGAACTGCCCGATCACTGCTGGATCGGCGTCCCAGATGATCTTCGCATCGAAGAAGGCGTAATGCAGCTTGTGGTTCCCGCCATCACCTGGCGAGTAGCGGCGCGGGTAGGCCTTCATCATCTTTTCGATGGCGCTCCGCTTGATGGCGAGGAAGCCGGAGCCGATCTGACTAATGCGAAGAAGGCCGTTCTCCACGAAGCAACGGCCATCAGGATCGGTATCCAGCAGCACGTTGTTGAACGTCTGGATGCCGTTCTCCATGTCCATTTTCTTTGGCACCGCTACGCCGATGACCTCGTGCGGGTCTTGGATGATTCGCAGGACGGAGTTCTCATCCCACGCCTGATCATCGTCGATAAAGAGCAGGATGTCCGCCGGGTAGGGCGTTGACCACGTTTCTATAAAGGACTGAACGATTCCGTTTCGTGCTTTGGAGACGAAGGCATCCCCGCCGACGAAGCACGTATCGAGAAAGTGCCCGTGCTGCATGAGCAGGTTCATCGTCCTGATGAGGCTCATGCTGTATTCGACGGTCGGTACTCGCGCAAGCGTTGGGGTGCCTAGCATCACTCGCATCTCGGAAGTCCCTTATAGAAACTCCCCCTTCCGGGGGAGGGTTGAGGTTAGAAGCCTTGGAACAGTCCGACGCCGGCCAACGTGTTTCGCATCTCGTTGGTCAAGGCAACCGACTGCACGTTGAGCGGACTCACCATCTGCTGCACGTAGTGGCCCACCCCGAACTGCGGCTTGAACGCCGCCACCGTGTAAATCTCGTTCGGTACGACGACCGATGCGTTGGTCGGATTCCCGAGCGTGATACCGATGGTGGAGCCTGCCGCAGCAACCGACGAGACGCGCATCCCGAGAACCGCAATACCGGTCGTGAAACTCGGCTTCGAGACGAACACCGCGCAGCTCACCGTGATGCCAGTCACCGTCACACCGATCTCCGTGCAGGTATTCGGCCCGATCACGCCCACCGGCATCGTCGCCGGATAGACCGTCATTGGAGCCTCGCAGTTGTACCGGATCATTGGCAGGAGCCAGGTATCCGTCGAGATCGCAGTCACCGTGAACGGAGCAGCGCCGCTGATGCTGTTCAGGAATTTCAGGCTCAGTTGGTTCGGAACCTGAGTCGAAACCTGCGCGCCGATCAGTTGCGGAGCGACGCCGGTGATGGTGATGTTGTTGAAGATGATGTCCTGCCCGATACCGATCACTTGGTCGAGTGGCTGGATGCCAGTCACCGTGATGTTCGTCGGCGTTAACGGCCCGAGCGAAGTCACAGTCACGACAGTGCCACTCATGTTGATGCCCGCGATGACCATCGGCGAGATAGGCGCGATGCCAGCTAGCCCGGAGTACAGATACGCTTCCGAGCTTGGCGTGACAGCTGTGTTACCCGTGTTGATGAAGGTAACGCCGAGCACGTTGTTGCTGACCACGCGCGTGCCACCGATGCCCAAGCCGGTTTGGTCTGACGGCTTCGAGAGCGGCACCACCATCCCTGGCGCGAGACCCGTCACCGTGAATTGCTGCTCCATTGTGGTCGTCGCTGCGACCACTGCCGGGGTAAGGGTGACGGTATTGACGATGGAGCCGCGCAGCGCCGTGATGATGTACTGATCGCCGGTCGGGGTAGTCGTCGAAAGACCCGAGATGTTCAGGTTCGCGCCCATCAGCGTGAAGATGGCAGTGTTGATGGCCGGGGAAGAAGTCGAGACCCGGACATTCGCAATGCCGAACTGAGCGAGAGGAACCTGCTTGTTGACGAACGCGAGATCGGCGCTTGAGACCATCGGCGCGCCGGTCAGAGTGATGAACATCGAGCTAATGTTTTGCGCGGTGAGCGTCGGCTCTTTCTGCGAGTTCGACTGGAAGATCGTCAGGTAGCCCGCCGTCTGGGAGACCGTGATGATTTGTTGGAATGCGGATTGCCGTTGCGTTACCGCACCGCCGCCGTAGGGGTCTTGGTAGAACCCGAGGGGCGAAGCAGAGGAAACGCCGAGGTAGGCAGGACCGCCGCCACCGCCAATGGGGTGCTCGGTGACTGAGGATGCAGGGCCAGGATTTGGCATTTGTCGTCTCCTTTAAGACGTGACGCGGGTGCCCAGCTCTTGGTAGAGCGGTGCCCAGCCGTAGAGCACATCCAGTCGAGTCGGGATGGCGTCGTTGTTGATCGTGTACTGACGGACGACACGAATGGAAAGCCCGATTTCCTTATCCGAGGCTCGGCCCGCGAAATGCACGCCTTCCGGCAGTTCCAAGTCTGCGACGGCGAGCGTGTAGGCGTTGCGATGGAAGAGGATGTTCTGCGGCGCGGTGATGGCGTTCGCAGTGCCAGTGGCAAGCGAGGAAGCCGTAACCGCAGCGCCAGCACCGGGCGCGGCACTGACGTTCTGGAACTGCCCGCCTGAGATCACGGCCGGCGACACAACCACGTTGAAGTTACCCGCGCCTGTCTGCGTGACAGTCGAGGTAACGACGAAGTTGCGGGTCCGGTTCTGACCGTAGGGCTGGCGGTTTTGCGGGTTGACTGGCTGCACTGCCGCGAACTGGATCACGTCTCCCTGGTTCAGCGTCAGCGTCTGAGTCGTCGCCAGGCTGATCGTGGAAGTAGCGGCCCAGCCGGTAGCGAGACCTTGGTTCGCGCCGTTAACCGTCAGAGCGCCGGCAACCGTTGCCCACGATCCGAAGGTCTGCGAAACGACGTTCTGGTCCATCTTCCAGTTCATCCCGCCTGAGTCGCGGCCCATCAGCCCTTTGCGATACTGCTCGGAGAGCTGGCTGTCGGGCACGAAAAGACCCTTCAGGGCATCGACGATGGTCGCGGAGGTGAAAGGCTCGATCACGACGCAGCGCTTGCCGTCGCGCGGCGCACCCTCGGAGTCGAGGAGCGCCTGCGCCTGCAGGTAGGTGAGTAGGCCGGTGGGCGGGGTGCCGACAGTGCCGATGATGTTGGCGGTGTTGTTCTTCGCCATCACCAGGCCGTCGCGGTCCACCTTGTTTGCGATGGCCGCAACGCATGGCTTCAGCACCCGGTCGCTGAACATATCGAGCGAGAGCGCGAGGTCTTGCGTGGTGAACTGCGTGTCGACGTGGAACTGAGTCGTGAGAACGACGGGGACGGAGGTCTCGTTAAAGTCCTCCACGTTGAGCGCTGGGCCGGTCGTGCCGATGAATCGCCCCGGACGGCGGACGTTCACGGTGTTACCGATCTTTGCGCCCACGACTGCGAACTGATCGTCGTACTCCCGATTCACTTCGGAAGTGAACGTCAGCTCGTTTTCCAGAACCATCAACGCTTCGTTGGTGATCTTGGAAATGGTGAGCAGCGTGTTAGCCACAATGTTTCTCCATGAGGTTTAGAAAAGGTGCGCCCGTAAAGACGGCGCTTCTCTGGGCCTGCGGCTCATGGACCCTGCACGGATGTGCCCTGCTTAACGCCCAGGTAGGCGACCCTTGCGGGTTAATGAATCTTTCCTGCCTTGCGTAGCGCCTTCCACTGCGCGTAGGTGCCGACATACTCACCCTGCGCATTGACCGGCGCTTCTAGCGGAGCCGATGCGCCCTTGAGTGGGTTAATCGGTGCCGGTGCTTTCGAGATTTCTACCTCCGGTGCCTTCGGTTCGGCTTTCGGCTCGGCCTTGGGCGCTCCCTTGAGGTACTTCTCTTCGAGCTTGCCTATTTCCTTCAGCGCTCGCACTGCCGACATCCTGCCAAGCGCCTCTGCTTCTGCCTTGTTTTCTGCAAGATGCAACAACATGCGCGGCCCGACTTCTGAGTCGAGGATCGCGTCTCTCACATATGGCGCGACTTGGACCGGCGAGGCATCTATCTTCTCGGCAAAGTCAGGGACCGACTGCTTGATCGCAGTGACCTTCTCTGCCCAGGACGCTAGCACCTTCGTTTCCTCTGCCTTCGCTGTTGCTTCGCGCTGTTCCTTGTCGCGCTCGGCGAGCCGCACGTCGACACGGTGATCGACTAGCGCCTTGCCGAACTCTTCGTCGTTGGCGAACTGCTCACGCTTTGGCTCTGTTGGTGCGTCCTTCGCCGGAGGGTTGAGCTTCGCTCGAAGATCGGCTGCTTCCCGCTCTGCTTTGTCGGCGCGCTCTTTCTCCTTGGCGGTTTCCGCCCGCGCTGCTTCGCGCTGCTGCGTCAGCTCGGAAAAGCGCTCCTTGATGGGATGCGTCTTCTCCTTCGGTTCCGCTTTCGGTTCTTCCTTCTTCGGTTCCTCGGCTTTCGGCTCGGCCTTGACCGGCTCGGCTTCGACCTTCGGTTCCTCTGCAACCACCACCGGCTCTGCGCTTTCCGCCTTCTGCGGCGCTGCGATATCCAGTTTCTTGTTCATGAACTCTGCCCGGTTCTCGCTCGTCACAACGACGGTCGACGGACGCGGCTCTACCTGCTGTGCTTCTGGCATTGGATTACGATCCCTCGGATAAGCCCGGCGAGCGGCCGGTACGCTTTACTGCAAAGTCGGTTCGGTCTCGGCGGACTTCGCCTCTAGCTGCTTGTCCTGCATGTTTACCTGATGCTCGAAAGTGGCAAGCAGTTCGCGCATCTTGTTCCCATGTTCGGTATGGCTCGTCAAGATACGAACGATGCCATTGATCTCCGCGACGTTCTGGGCGGTGAGCGCGAAGACCTCGCTATCGTGCTGTTTCTGCGAACGCACTACTTCTCGCTCGTGCGCGTCGTTCGTCTCCTTCATCAGCGCCCGCTTCGTCGCGCCCTCTTCTTTCATCTGCTGGATGCCTTGGCGAGACTTCAACTCAATGCCCATCGCCTGCATCTGCTGGCCTGCGTCCTGAAGCTGCTTCTGCAGCCCCTTGATCATCATCTGCACGCGCGGCGGAATGTCGGACTTCTCATCGATCTGCGCTAGCGGGTTGATCGCCGCCAGCCGATCAGCAATGACCTCCGCGCCGGGGAAATCCATATTCCTGAAGAGCAGGTCGCCGATCTGCTGCCAGAGCTGCGGGTTCCCCTGCAGCATCGTGGAAATCGCTTCGACCGACTCCTGCCGCTTCGTATTGAAGCCGGGCCCTGTATCCATCACTACGTCATACTCGGCCACCGTCACATCGTTCTTGATTCTCTCAGCGCCGCTTTCTTGGTCAGCGCCTTTCTCGTTCAGTGTCACCATCGACGGCTTCCCATCGTCGCCGATGATGCGCGTCATGCGCTGCACGTCATAGATCGTCGGCACCCAGCCGAGGATGATGCGCGCCCCGTGCTTTATCGAGCGAGTCAGGTTGTCGAAGTAGTTGTAATTCGTCTCTTCGGTCTGCATCGCCTCGCCGCGAATCGCCTTCCCGGACATCGGTCCAGGGTTACGCATCTGCGGGTCGTACACGCCGAGAACTCGCTTCAGGTTCTCGCTCGCAATCATCGCGTTCTGCAGTGCTGCTGCGTCCACTTGTGCAGGCTCTATCCTGATGGGCGGCGGTACTGGCTTGCCGTCCACATCCGTTGCCTTGTAGCGAAGCACCGGGTAGGCACTTACATTCGCGCGGGCGAACTCGTTCTCATGGCCTTCGTCCTGCCCTTCAGCGATCAGCCATTTAGCCTTCGGTGCCATGCCAGCGCCCTCGGTGAGCGCCGTCTGCCAGAAGTTCACCATCGTCTGCGGGTCGCGCGCAAAGCGCACGAGGCCGAATCTCTTGCGCTTCCCGTCGAGTACCACCTGTACGCCATACACCGGGATCACAGGAATGTAGCGCCCAGGAATGATCTTCTCTTCGAGAATCTCGAAGCCAGACTGCTTGCACCACTTCACCTTGCGCTTCCAACTCGGTCGAGTTCCCTTGATCGTTATTCCTGCCAACTCCAGCACCTGAGACGGCGGAAGGTCAGAGCCGTAAACCGTGGTCCCGTCCGAGAGCGTTACCAACTCGGCCTTGATACGGTCGACGTACATATACTCGGCAAGGCGGATGTCGTCTTTCGTCACCCACTCCTGCATGATCTCGCCCGAGCCCGTCTCGCGGAACCCTTGGTCCTGCGCGCCCGGATACGTCTTCCTGAATGCTTCCTTCCTCATCAAGTCTGTGATAAGGCACTTCTCTGAATCCGAGCCGTCAGGCTGCGCGCTGTTCGGGTCGAAGTACACCGTGAACGGATTCTCGATCTGGCCGACGTAGATGTCTTGATCGTTGGAATCGTCGCGCACGTAATCCGTGTAAAGCCTGAAGTAGCCGCGCCCCATCGTGACCGCGAAGGAGAACGCGAGATCGTAGGCGTTGTCGGCATCCGAGTTCACCTCGATATGGCGACACAGCCCTTTCAGCACCTTCGCTACCTCGACCGTCGCGCGCGACCCGGTAGGGTGCGGATTCATGCGCGGTCTTTGCTGGCGCTGCTGGTTCTCGATCTTCCTGATGTATGCGTCGGTCTCGTTGATCGTGAGCGCCGGGCGACTTTCCAGCTTCCGGCTATTCACGATCTCCGCAGGCCACTGATCTCCGTAGCGGAAGCGCAAGTCCTGTTCTGCCTCGGAACGGTCGTTACTTTCCGCCTCTGTGACTAGCCGCAGGAAGTCGACTGCATCTTCGTGGCTAGCCATGCCCCGGCTCGAAATCTGATGCGTGGAAGCCTTGGAAGTTACGGTACGCCGTCGCCGACACAACCATACGCTTCGCCGCCATCTCGGTGCTGTCGCGGTTGCCGGCCTTCGCTATCTGGTGGAAGTTCTCCCACTTAGCGAAGAAGTCGCGCAGCAATTCCAGCTCCGCATTGATCTGTTCGCTCATTTCGGCGGCTTCGTCCACGGGAACTGATCAGCATAGGTCTTCACTTGCGGCGTAGCCCTCCCGCTCGCTACCAATTCTGCCGCTTCCTTCGTGGAAATGCGCTGCCCCGGAGGAACTGCCGAAGTGACGTATTCCACTCCTCCGACAGTGAAGATGGCCTTGTTCCCGCTCACGCCTCGGTTACTCATGCCTGCCATCCTCCTGATTGCACGATCTGGGGCCGCACGAGCGGCTTCGCCGCAGGGCGGATATGTTCAAGGCCGCGCCCGATCAGACTGAAGACATCGACCGCATCGTCAAGCTTCCCGGCCGGAAACTGCAGCAGTTGCTTCTCGACCTCTGCCCGCCACGGCGAATGCCGAGGCCATACGATGCTTTTCGTCGATGCTAGCGCCTGGATCGAGCGGGCGCGCTCTGTCTTCTTCGCCAGCGACGGCAACCACTCCAGCCTGCAAAATGCGCGCCTGTCGCTGATTCGCTTCATGAGGAATGGCTCAATCGCCCGGCGGATCGGCCCACCCTCGCCAAACCAGCATTCCGGGTGATGCGCGACGATGAGATCGCATTGCTTCTCGATCCATACGTCGGATTGGGTCTGCCCTCGCCACCAGTCGAGCACGTAAAGATTCATGTTCGTGTCGACGCCGAAAACACCGTGCTCGGTCCAGTCGCCAGCACCATCGAGCGTCGCGTAGTCCGATGCGCCGTAGATGCGCAGCGCCGGAATCTGGTCGTATTCGCTGAACCAGTCGCGCTTGAAGTAATCGCCCTCGTCAGGAACCGGGTCTTGCTGATACAAAGCGTTCCAGCTCCTCGTGTCTAGTTTCGCTGTGGCGATCATTTCCTCGGTGAACCACTCAGGCCACAGCCGCTCGCCAGGTTGGCGTCCGAGAACATCGTCGGCAACGGCGAGCATCGGAATCTTTATCACGCGCCACTGATCGGCCTCGCGCGCGAGAATGCGCCCGCCGAGGTCGTCCTCGTGCCAGCGGGTCTGAATCAAAATCTGCCGAGCGCCGGGCTTTAACCGCGTGAGAAAGTCGTTCAAGTACCAATCCCAATGGGTCTGCCTCACCCGCTCCGAGTCGGCCTCTTGCCTCGTCTTGATCGGGTCATCGATAAGGCCTAGATCAGCCCGGCGACCGGCAATCGCCGCTCCCATACCGGCGGCGAAGAATTCACCCCCTTTCTCGGTTTCCCAATTACCAGCGGCGGCGGAATCCTCCGACACGCCGAATCCGAAAATGCGCCTGAAATCCTGCCCGCCGACGATATTCCGCACGCGGCGCGAGAAGCGCTCGGCAAGTTCCGTGGTGTTCGATACCCCGAGCACCGAGTGCTCCATGTTCCTGCCCATGAACCAAGGCGGGAAGAGGATCGAGCTGTAGGTCGACTTCGCACTGCCTGGCGGCATGAAGACCATGAGCTTTCGCACATCGCCCCGCTCTACCGCTTCCAGCTCCCGCATCAGCCGCTCGTGATGCGCGGCGAACTCGTACCCGAACCCTAGCGACTCAATGAAGCTGCGAAGGCTTTTCCTCGCTGTCCGTCGAAGCAACAACTCCTTCGCTGCTTCCTGCCGCGATGTCTGCAAGCTCATCGTCGCTCAGTTCCTTGGTCGGGCGCGTAACGCGCATGTCGAGCTGCTGTGTGGGCTTACCATCAAGCCGATCAGCGAGAAATTGTATTGCCCACTCTTCGCCAGCGCGGGCGAGCGCGTAGACCTTTTCCGCAATATCGCGCAGACCCTTCGCGCTGTCCTGCGCGATGACGCGCTCAAGCGCTGCGAGGAACTGCTTCTGCTTGACGACGCCATGCGGATTACCGGATTGCCCTGGCTTAAACGGCATTTCAGCGCTCCTCCACGAAGCACACATCGGCCTCGGCAAGCACGAGGAAGCGCTCCCCGTTCGCGGCCTGCCATTCGGGATACGTAAGGTAGCCCTCATCGGTGCCGAAGCGGATGCGATCACCGACGCGAACGCTATCGGCCTTTGGGCCGCAGGCGACCACTTCGCCGAGATTGTACTTCTCGGCGTTCACCACGACGATAACCTCGCTCGCTTTCCGCTCAAGCGGTCGAACGACGAGACGGTCTCGAAGAGGGCGAAGCATCAGCCCTTCTTGTGCGTGTAGCAGGTCGACTCCGTGCGGCCGGTGTTGTACTCGCCCTTCTCGTGCCCGCCGTTCGAGCGCCCGGTCGCATCTGCCTTGCCCATGCCGACGCCGTTCACGGTGCCCTTCGATTTCGCGCCGCTCTTGTCGGACGAAGTAGCGCCGGCAGGTTCCTTCTCGCCGGATTCGTGCCGCGTGCCTTCGTTCGCGCCTGGATAGCCCTTGTTTGGCATTTCGTGCTCCTAGAAAAGAAAAAGCCCGAGGGGAATCGGGCTTGAAAAGGCGACGCGAGTATGGCTAGGGGGAAAGAGGAGGACGCGCGTCGTCCGCAACGGATGTGATTTGTAGGCTAAAGCGTTACGGCTGTCAAGCATCGCCGAGCACTACGCCCCTCTGGCGAAGGCGAGGAACCATCTCTTCCTCTGCCTCGTCGCACAGCCGGCGCAGCTCTTCGCGCGTCGACTTTGGTCCGGTAAGTGTTTCATTTAGATAGTATTGCCGCACCGCAGCCCGCTTTCTCGGCGGCAGGCTTTCTACCTCGGCATCGATGGCTCGCAGGATGAAGGAATCTACATTCGGATCGGCGTCGTCGCAGTTCCACGCTGGTGTAGGTGTCATGACCCCGAGCCAAGCGACGGAGGACGGGAAGCCGAGCGGCGCTCGCCACGCCCGGACCCATCCACGCCACGCGCGCAGGTAGTAGCGCAGCTCTTCGAGGGAGCGAGACATGACCCTCATCGCACACCTAGCGCCAGGCGGTAGTGGCAAAGCGGCCCGAAGCCGGTATGCACGACTTCATCGCTCATCCCGAACATGAACACATGGCGATAGTGCTTCGCCATCAGCGCGCGAAGGTGCTCCTCAGTCTTGCAATTTACGTGGTTGTCGCGCGAGAAAGGCGAGGCGTACGGCTGTGATTCGAGCGACGGCATACCGATCACGGCGACCGGAGCGAGTTCCGCCGCCATCGACATGAATAGCCCCTCCTCGCTCGGGAGGACATGCTCCAGCACGTCCAGGCAATAGAGCGCGTCGAATCTCTGCCCGCCAACGGCGCTCATATCGCCAAGCACGTAGAGGATGTCCCACTTCGTGCTGGTTCGCTTCTTCGCGTCCTCGATCATCTGGCTATCGATGTCAAGAGCGGTGAGTTTCCCCACGCTTTGGCGCACGATGCGCGAACCGAAGGCGTCGGCGCAGCCCACTTCGAGCACGTTCGCGTAGCCGGCGAGCATCTTCGCTACCCACTTATAGCGCGCGAGGACGAAGAGGATCGTCTTCGGGTCATGGTGCCAGCGGTACGACGCCATGAGGCCCATGTGCTCGTCGTGGATGTCGCCCGCGAAGTCGTGGTTGCTCATAGCCAGAAATACCAGATAACTACAGCGGCCATGATGGTCAGCACGACGAGGGCCATAGGTTCGCTCATTTCGCGCCCATCGATTCGTCTATGGCGGAATCGAGTTCGTCACCCTGTAGCAGTTGATCGCCAAGGTTGTAGATCGGGTCTCCCCATAGAGCGTTTTTGTCCTGATTCTTCCGAAGCCACCGATACCGCTTCGCATCTCGGCAAGCGTTCTCCCACGCCTCCTGCTGAACGACGATTTCGCCTGGCATTATCACGCCATGATCCTCTCAAGTTCCTCGCGCGGCAGCGCCGGGTCTGCGTCCTGCAGCAGCTTCCCCGCCCGCACCTGCGGCACGATCTGATAGTCGGGCTTGATCTCAAGTGAGAGGAACGAGGGGCCGCGATCAGCAAAAAGGCCCGTCAGCCCCTGCGACGCTTGCATCATCGTCTCGGCGCGGTAGGCCGGCAGGCCGTACGCTTCAGCCACAGCGTAGTAATCCGGCGTCGCTAGTCCTCCGTCGTGCGAGGTGGCAGGGTATTCGCCACCGAGCCACGTGCGTTGCGTCTGACGACACATGGCATGTCCGTAGTTGTTGAAGAGGATGGTTTTAATAGGCAATTCGTGCCTAGCAACCGTTGCAAATTCGGTAATGTTGACAGCCAGGCCTCCGTCGCCTGTGATAAGGACAATCCTCCTTCCAGATGCAAACGCCGCACCAACAGCGGCAGGAAGGCCGTACCCCATCGGAGTGTTGTTCCACGCATGAATGAACCTCTGCCCTGAGAATTTGAACGCCTGCATCATCCAGCCGAGCGCGCAGCCCGTGTCGGAGACGATCACATCATTCGGCCCGATCCACTTCCCGAGCATGTCTACAAAGCTGTATGGGTGCAGATCGTGGAACTTGTACTCCGGGCGCACCGGGTTATATTCGTCGCGCCACTTAGCGCACTGCTCGACCCACGCGCCAGATAGCACCTTATCCCAGTCCTGCCCGTCCAACGCATCGTTGTGCTCCGCGTACGCGCTCGATGCGTGCTCCATCTGCCGCAGGAACTGTGACGAATCAGCCAACACCTGTCGATACAGCGGCCTGCCGATGCGGTCCATCTTCGCAAGTTCCGATGCGTCGATGTCGACCATGACGAGCTTCGCTTTCGGCGCGAATGCGCTCGCTGGGGAGCCTGTCGCCTTCGTGTCCAGGCGCGTGCCAACCGTGATGATGTAGTCCGAGTTCTGCACGATGAAGTTCGCAGCGCGTACGCCGTGCGTGCCGAATCCTCCGAAGCAAAGCGGATAGTCCGCGAACCTGTCCAGCGCTCCCCAAGTCGTCACGCAGGGTATACCGAGGTTAAACATGATCCGCTTCGCGTTCTCGACATCTCCCACCGCGCTCCCGAAGATGAATAGCGGGCGCTTCGCTCGGTTTAGCTCGCCCAAGATGTCGTCTACCGGCGCGTCGCTCTCGTAATAAGGCTCTGGCGCATCAATGACCGGCGGCAATACCGAACGGGCGCGCTGCAAATCATCTGGAATGTCTATTAGCACCGGGCCCGGT